GACATTTTTTTTGTCCATTTTTGACTTTTGCAAATACTTTTCAACATTCGAAACTTCCCCAAAATAGATATTTTTCTTAAAGTAACTTAAAGAAAAATATTACTTATTTCTTTTATATTATTAAAATTTTTCTTAAAAAATTTAAATATAATTTTATGTTGCATACATAAGCCCACAATTTCCACCAATAAAGGTTATCATGTTTATTCTCTCTTCAATAACGGTTAAATCAAAATTATAATCATAGATTCTCCACGTGGGTTTATTGATACCTATAATATTTTTACTCACGGGGTCGCAAATTGCCAATGTTTGCGCGTAAGGATCTAATGTTGGAATAATTGTAGAAAACTCCAATTCAATAGTAGTAAAACGACTCATGTTAATTGCTCCTGAGGGTTGTGTATCCAAGGGAGAATTTGTCATTCCAAAACTATAGAAATAAACACCGTCCAACAAGTTGCTTCCGGTGCGCGCCCATTTTTCAATATAGTTATAGACACCATTGGGTTGTTCATTTTCCCTATAAGAACCGTCCAATAAAATTCCCATGGAGCTTAATATAGTGCTCTGATTCTCTAAATTAAAATTTCCAGTAACATACCAACCAGTTAAATCGCCGTTCGCGTTCACACCAGGACCAATATTTGTAGTACTTGTTGTTCCATCTGGATTTACACGCGTAATAGGAAATAATCCGCTCGTCGGCGCAGGACTAATATCATATGGCAAATAATTGTAAGGCCAATTAGAATAATTGGACCACTCATTGCGCAAATTAATATCACTTCTCTGGAAATAAAACATATAATTTGAAACCATTCCCAATGAATCTAACTGAACTTTATTTGACCCGGTAACATTATAGAATTTTTGTTGCCTTACTTGTTTAAATAAATACTTTTGTTCTTGAAGCGCAAATAACCTTGATTCTTCATTAGATAGAAAACAATAAGTACAATTTAAGTGAACATCCGCATTCCAAAGCGTGCGAGTGTCTGTATAATCATTTATACCTAATTCTACGGACGGTGGTGTCTGCAAAAATCTGTAAAATTGCATATACCATTGATTAAAATTGGGAGCAACGTATGGATAGTTATTTACACCATCAAATACATCACGAATTCTGAATAATTCTTGAATGGGCCTCATTGTAACATTAATATGCAATTCATTGTATTGAAGTGCAACAAGCGGAAACGCCATTTGTGTTTTATAATTAAACCAACTTCCAATCGGTATGTATAAAATTCTACCACGAATAGAAGGTTCGGCGCTGGCAGTTTCACCCGCATAATATGCATTTGGATAAGAATTAATACGAGCACCAGAGCTTGCCGGGTCGTTTAATGCAGGAACATTTCCGGTCATGGTGTCAAAAAGTGCCTTTTTAGGTCCATTTAATTCACGCTCAACAAGTAATTTAATATATTCTCCGGTATACTCTTGCAGTGTTTGATTTCCACACGTAATGGTTATGCGAGATATCATTAAAGACCCCAAATTATCAATCCATCTAAAACCATAAGGAACCCAAACACCACTATTATTCATTTGAGTCATTTCGTCTGTATTAGGTGGCATAATGGGGCTCCAAATATTTGGTAATTCAACACTTAAATAACAATCCATCAATAAATCAGCATATCTAGGTATTTTAAAAGTAAAATTAGATTCTTCTGATAAACGCAACGTTCTTGATCCATCAAAATCTACACGGAACTTTTGCATACCAAAGTTGGTATACCGAGCATACGTCGCTTTAAAAAAAGTTTTTGAAGGATTTCCATTTAATATAATATTTTGTTGACCTTCGCTAACTAATTGCATTAATCCACCAGCCATGATTTAGATATACTATACAAATAAATTATATTTTTAACTATTTTGATTGTTTAATTATATTATAAAATAAGTATAATATAATAGACATGGATTCAAGTAGAAAAACAACAAATATTATGAACGCAATAAAAAATCTTAATGAAAATTTTGTCACTTATATGTTATTTGCAATGATAATACTGTTTGTAATAATAATCTTATGGTATTATTTTTATATGAGAAATTTAGTAAATCGCGAATGTTCTGTGATGGATAGTTTGTTTTCTACATTAAATGGATCTGTTAAGAGTTTAAATTCTACTGATCCAAATTGTAAATATACATTTAAAGATTATTACATTAAAACAGCTTACAATTGCTGCAGTCCGGGAACATATAAAAACGATTATGTATCAACATGTGCCCTAAAAGATGTATTAAAACAAGGAGTGCGTGGATTAGACTTTGAAGTTTTTTCAATGGGCGACCAACCCGTTGTAGCAACTTCTACCGTTGATAGCAATTACATTAAGGAAACATATAATTATGTTGCTTTTTCGGATGTTATGAATATTATCACAAATTATGCGTTTGCTACAAGTACTGCACCAAATTCAAAAGACCCAATTGTTATGCATATAAGATTTAAAAGTTCAAACCAAAAAATGTTCCAAAACTTTGCAAATTTAATTAAAAATTATGATCGTTTCTTTTTAGGACCGGCGTATAGTTTTGAACAGAATGGAACAAACTTTGGTAACACGCCTTTATTAGATTTAATAAAAAAAAATACGATTATTTTAATCGTTGACAAAAGCAATAATTCTTTTATGGATTGCAAAGATTTTTACGAATATGTGAACATGACTAGCAATTCTATTTTTATGCGAGCATTGCATTATTATAATGTCAAAAATACGCCGGATTTATCAGAATTACAAGAATATAACAAACAGAATATGAGCATTTCTATGCCTGACGTTGGAGCTGATCCTCCGAACCCAAGCTCAATTGTTTGTAGAGAAACAGGATGTCAAATGATCGCAATGATGTATCAGAAGAATGACACAAATTTGCAAGAAAATAACGCATTCTTTGACAAATCAGGGTATGCGTTCTGTTTGAAACCCGAAAGGTTAAGATATATTCCTGTAGTTGTAAAAAAGCCTCCTCCACAGAATCCTGCTCTTTCTTTTCAAACAAGAAGTGTCAAAAGTGACTATTATGCATTTAATATCTAATCAACCTTTTCCAATGGTACCTTCGGTGAGAAAGGTTGAACCAAAAGGGCGACCGTCACTTTGCTTAAAAGTTGAGCAAATCAAACCAAATAAAAAAAATTATTGTGTTATGAAAAATAAAATAATATAATAATATAATAACATGACCAAAACAAGAAAAAACAGACAAAACAGAAAACAATCAAAAAAACTGACAATGTGTAAAAGTCGTTACGCATTATGTACGTCAGCTCCTTGCAAGTCTATAAAGAATAAACCAGGTAAAACAATCTGCAAATGTGTTATAGAAAATGGTTATAACTTTGCCACAAGACCGTGCAACACACTCAAAGCGTATAAAAAAAAGAATGGAGCGAAACGTATTTACTCAACATTCTCAATCAATGAGATGCATGATGGCAAACGAATAACGGAGTGTCCAAAATCAACAGAATGGTCAGATTGTTTGAATCATATTTGTACCGTTGACCCAAAGGACTCCAAAAAGGCAATTTGTGAGTGTACATTAAGAAAGTCTAATAATAATTGGTTTACTATGGGTGCTAACAATAACAAAAAATTCTGCAGCAAAAGTATATGGTCTGGAGCTCACAAGAAAGATTTTTACAATACACGAAAATTCTGGAATGGGTATTTCTCAAAGAAGGCTCATAAAGATGGAAAAATGATTGGTAACCCTAAAAATTTTATAAGTTAATATCTGCGCCTTGATTTAAAAGTTCTGTTATTCTTGCTATCGCGCCTGGTTTTGGAAAATTGAGGTCTCTGGAATCGTCTCTGGAATTTCTAATTGCTGAAATTAGAGGTGTTAATACAACTCCTTCCTCATCAACAGACACCACTGGATTGTCCTGCTGTTGCTGTTGTTCCTGAGGTTGCTGTTGTGGTCTCACCTGCCCTCCACGGGAGCGTTTTCTAGAATGATTTTTACCCATATAATATAATATAATAATAGATTTTTACTTTTCTAAAGTGTGTTAATTTTTCTTTTTTCTTTTAATAATATAAGACTATTAAATGAAAAACATATGCGATAAATCCATGAATTTCCAAGAGTGTGAATTAGCAATATTAAGAAGTGCGATAGATAAAGCTGAAGAACGTTCTGGAAGAGCCGTAGCTAATTCAGGAGAAGTAAAAAAGATAATAAATATTGTGGAGAATTTTATACGCAGGAAAAAGGTTATATGCTATGGTGGAACCGCAATCAATAATATTTTGCCAAAAGCTGACCAATTTTATAACACCGAAATAGAGATACCAGATTATGATTTTTTCTCTCCAAGTGCGTTAAATGATAGTAAGGAATTAACGGATGATTATGTGAAAGCTGGATTTTTAGAAGTAGAAGCCAAATCTGGACAACACAAGGGAACATACAAAGTATTTGTCAATTTTATACCTGTTGCAGACATAACCTTTTTACACAAGGAGCTATATAAATCAGTAAGAAAAGAAGCAATAAAAGTGGATGGGATTTTATACGCACCACCGAATTATTTAAGAATGTCCATGTATTTAGAGCTTTCAAGACCTGCAGGAGATGTTTCAAGATGGGAAAAAGTTCTTAAACGCTTAACACTTCTCAATAAAAACTATCCATTAAAATCTAAACATTGTGATGATATAGAAGCTTTTCAGAGAGAGATGATAAATAAAGAAGATGAAGATAAAATATTTGAGATAACAAGAAACTCGTTTATTAATCAAGGAGTGGTATTTTTTGGAGGATATGCAATTTCTCTCTATTTGCAGTATATGCCAAGACATTTACACAAGAAGCTAGAAAAAATACCAGATTTTGATGTTTTATCAGAAGACCCAAAAAAGACTGCCGAAATTTTGAGGGAGCGTTTAAAAGATGCTGGTTATAAAACCGTTAAAATTATAAAACGCAAAGAAATTGGAGAGATTGTAGCACCACATTATCAAATAATGGTGGGAGCTGATACGATTGCCTTTATTTATAAACCAATTGCATGCCATAGTTATAATATTATTACGATTGATAGAGAGAAAGTAAAAATAGCAACAATTGATACAATGTTGAGTTTTTACTTGGCGTTTTTATATTCTGACCGAAATTATTATGATTCAGAGAGAATTGTTTGTATGGCACAGTTTCTATTTGAAGTTCAACAAAGAAATAGACTACAACAAAAAGGACTTTTAAAACGATTTAGTATAACTTGTTACGGACATCAAGAAACGATTGAAGAGATGAGAGCTGAAAAGGCGGAAAAGTTTAAAGAACTAAAGGACCATAAGAAAAAACAGAGCGCAGAATATGAAGAATACTTCTTGCGTTATAGACCAGCAGATGACTTGTCTCTCAAAGAAAAGAAGACTCAAGAGAGAAAATTGAAGAAATCCAAGACGGTAAATAAGAAAACAAAAAAAGGTGAAACAAAGAAGCGAGGTCGTGGAGGTATATTTTTTTAAAATAAAAAGGAGGGGTCGTAGGGGAACCTTGGTTCCCTACTATTAAAAGCAACAATAATCAATAAACACGATATATAGTTCCATTATTATTTTTGATATTATTTTAAAAATAATATTTTCACAAAGCTCATTGGGTATAGATTTTTTCAAATATATAAAAATACACACTGTATAATATATAACTCGTTCAACGCAATACTTTAATATTCTGTTGTGAAATATTTGATACAAAGACCAGTTGTTAACGTAACTGCACATTTGAGTACTACATTGTTTAATATAAAATAGATGTATGTCCAGCAACCCAGCGAGAACGCGGTGAAAATTTGTTTTTTCATTTTTAACTGATAATAAGTATTTAATTTTATCAGAGCCGACGAGGTCCAAGTATAATGTTTTTCTATTAGGTTCTACAGGTAAAATGTATGGATTAACGCCATCAAAAAAACGATTATTATGAACTGCGTTTCCATTTACAACAAAAGGAACAAAACAAGACCTATAAATTGTTTCTAGTAGGTCGTCTAGGTTCTTGTATTTACCTTTAACAATTTTTTTCCCTTTCTTAACGTCATAATAAGTAATAAAAAATTTCCCATTAATATCGGACAAAAGTGCGTGTGGGTCGGAAACACGTGTGCGAATTTTATCAAGACAAACATTCAGCTTGGCCAGGTTGTGTTTCTCTTTAAATTGTTTTAGCATTATATTATATAGTTCGGTTATCATATCTAACGCATCCATCTTATATAACAGAGCACTCACCGAGCCAATGCTACAACAAGATATTTTTTGTATTTTTATATATTTTTGATTTTCCATTTCTTTCAAAAAATAAAGAGCGCCTATCAAATAACTGCCGTTAAATATCCCCCCATCTAATATTAAATTTATGTCTTCTTTTGTTTTTTTTTGCGGTAAATTTTTCATGAGGTTTTTAATATAACTTTGTATAAAATGCATCTATCTCTTGATTCTTATAAAACTTACACAACAAATATATGTAAATATAACGAGTTTTACCTATAACAATTTAAAATAATAGTTCAATATAGTTATATATTGAAATGTCATCTCTCGCAAATAATTTGTGCGCTTTTTATTGTTTATCTTATAAGAATGAAGAGAGAAAACAGGTTTTATCTCACAGTTTCTCTCAATTAAATATTAATGTTGAGTTTTATGGTGGTCTCGGGCTTGACGACCCAAGGTTAAGTATTTTAACGGAGAATAACTGTGGTGCAAAAAGGCCATGGTCTTGCATGTATGGACATCTAGATATGATAAATAAGTTTTTAAATGAAACTGATAAAGAATATGGTGTATTTTGTGAAGACGATATTTATTTGGATAAGAACCTAGGAAATGATATTCCTAGACTTGTTGAAGACTTTAAAACAATGGAATTAGATGTTTTGCTGCTTGGCTATTTAACACCTTATAAGATTGAGGGATACTACAATGGATTTAGTATTAAACACGATTTTTCTAATAAAACACGTAAATATCATGATTATCCAGGTGATTTGTGGGGAACACAAATGTATATGCTATCTCGCTCACATGCAAAACAATTATTAGGAAAGTATAATAATAGTTATGCTGAACAATCTTTAAATCCAGAATTAAATGTAAATATGAATCCATTTTGTTCGGACTGGACAATAACAAAAGAAGGAAACAGAGCTCTAGTCTATCCTATGTATGCATTAGAAGACGGAAAATCACAATACGAGCACGGTGGTCAACACAACTTTCATCAGGATTGTTTTCATAAAAATTATAACCCGGAACAATTTATTTAGAACGACACAAGCTTTTAACTCCGTTTAAAATTTCTCGTTTTGCATTAATCTCTCAATAAAATTGCGCGGGCTATCTTTATTCATCACATAACAGTTAATAATTTCTGCGGGTGAATAGAATTTATCCTCAATCTTTTTAAGTTTCCTTTCATCAATATTCACGTTATAATATCGTTTATACATTTCCCGAATGATATTATGAGAAGCATTATCCAATTTAAGCGTTATGTCTATGCGACCTGGTCTAATTAACGCCGGGTCTAACATATCATAATGATTGCTACTTATACCCAACATTCTACCAGGGGTTTCTTTAAGCCCATCCCACAAATTTAATATATCATCCAAAGTAATCGGGTCGTCTTCTGTAGATTTTGTTACCGATGTTAAAAGCTTATTTTGCTCTTCACTCGCTTCAACAAATGTTTGAATCACATCCGCAACATTAACTGATGCACTAGGAGACAATGATGTTAAATTCAATCTTTTTCCTACATTAGTTCCAAGTTTATCCTTTTTATTTTCTCTCTTCCATACAATCTCTCCAAGGCAATCTATATCCTCAATAATAATAATTTTTCTATCAAACCCCACACCATGAGCCTTATTGTTTGAGTTGTATCTATCCTCAAAAAAGAAATCATCTAGTTGTCGTTTTGTCTTTATCAATTTCAATGATAGAACAATTAAATGACGACCAGTCATGTTTGCCAAACATTTGAAAAATGAAGTTTTTCCAGTTCCAGGAGGACCATGCAATCCAATTCCAAGCGAATACGGGATACCCATTTCATAATACCACTCTTTGTTGTCAAGAAAAAACTGGATTTTGTTCACTATTTGTTTTTGATTTTCAAAGAACATATTATTAAATGTTCGCGTGCTGTCAAATGGGTATTCCGCCCAACATTCATATTTGTAATCTTCGTATTTTGTTTTTATTAAAGTATAAACAAACTTTTGACTATTGCGACTTTTTTCAATAGCTTTTATGTATATGTCTTTCAATTTATTAACATGATTTTTAATTTCACTCGCAGTTGTTTCGTATGAATAAAGCGTCAAAGTAATTTTATCCGTTTTAGTTGTTTGCTTGTCTTTTTCTCCACCACCCGAATCTTCAGTGTAAAAATCTGCAATGGCATATATTTTGAGTTCTGCATTATATAAAAAAGGTTTCTTTTGAGACACTATATACATATCAGATTCATCTGATTTATCATCTTTGTCACGAAATTTATCCAACGATGTATAAAGTTCTTTTAATTCGCAAATAGTGTCATTTTTATCCATATTATTCGCAATATCAGACCACAAAGCTTTAAAAGAATCAGTAAAGCAAGAAGAAACGACTGGGTAAAGACTATATGCTCCAACGCACGAACACCTTTTCCCTTCAAATGTGATTGAATATTTTTTATAGAAAAAACTTTTAATAACATCTTTGATATCTATATTCCATGGTTTATTAAATGCATTATTCTCATATAACACTTTTACGAGATAGCTTATCAGGACAAACCCTAGCGTTGAAAAGATAGCATCAATAAGTTGATTTCCAGTTTTCATTCGCTGAAAGAGAGAAATCTTAATAGAATCATTAAATGTTGTTTGTAAGATATCTGTTAAGTCAAATCCGGGTGACATTCAATACAATATATATTAAACCATAAATTAGGTTTAATATATTTTAAAAATTACTTTACATGTAATTATTGTTTATACTTTACGAAGTGGTGTAAAATACTCGTTTTAATTTATATTCTTTCATGCATTTATTAAGAAAACATTCACATTTGGCACATGGTTTTGAATTTACATAGTTCCCATCATTTTGACCCCGACCAAACTTCATAATATACATGTCAGCATCTTTCATTTTATTATAATTTCCAAGAGATTTCACTACATTTTCTTCTGCGTGTAAATTTTTATCTGTGTGAAGATAAGTGTTATAATAACTTTTACTTGTTTCTTGTCTATAACCAATGCGGTTTACTGCACTGGCTATAATTTTTCCTCTATAAACAATAACTGCAACATGCGCAATTACATTAGCTATCCGAAACCTTTCAAACCTTTTACTGCATTTTATTTCTTCTAATACTTTACTTATGTCTGAATTTGGCATTTTTGTTTTTAAAAGGTGGTTATTACTATTCCTTAAGTTATTTTTATATATGTTTCGGTGATGATTATTAAAATAATTGCTGTTGGGTTACCAATTCCTGTGCAATCATACCAACTACACCAATCATGGCCAATCGTCCATTGTTTAATTCCTTGTCCATTTTAACACCAACAGATTCATCGTTTATTTTCCAAATACCAAAACCGAAATCACCTGGCTGATAATCTGATTTTAATGCAAAGAGCTTTTTTGTGGGATTTTCCCACCCACGAAACATAGAACCAAATTCACTAACAAACATACTTGATACAATTCCAAGCTGAATTTCAGAAGGCAAAAGATGAAATTGATTAATAGATAGTCCGTCTGTAAATTTCTCCAAAGTCGGCAAGATAATAGCGGCAATCATTGCAATACGACCATGCTTCAATTCTGCTTCTCTCAAAAAGGCAATATCTACATTTTTAGCTACGGTGGTTTGATTGAATATTGGTGAATTGTCAAAAGGCGCAGTTACACCTCTTATAAGGGGCTTGGTATTTACAATGATTGGTGAATTTTTTACAGGCTTATTAAAAAAACGAAGACTTTGCATTGAACAGATGCAAGATAAAAACACGAGAACTCTCAACATATTATGAATATTAATCTGTATTAATATTTATACTGTTTTCATATAATTGTTTTTATTTTGGTGTTTGAAATTAAAAAAGTTTAAAACTCGTCCTTAAGAACAGCTATAATTCCATTTTGCAAGGCTATTGCGTTATTTAATGAAGCTATAACATCATTCAGCTCTAATATGACTTCATTCTTTTTTGAAATTATTTGGTCTCGTTCGCAAATCATTGAAATAAGTAATTCAACATAATTTGTTAGCGTTAATAACAATTGGCTTGTTATGTCTTGTTCAAATAAACTCATAACCGTGTTATATTATAATTGTGAAAGTTTTATATTATAGTTTGAAATTATCAATTGTTAAAATCTACTAAAATGCGTCATAGTTTTTGACAGCAAGTAATATAACATTCCAAAAAGAGTGCTGGTAAAAATAAACCCGTATAAATTCACATTTCCATCTTTAGAAAATAGTGCGGGGAAAAATCTATACAAATAGCGTTTAAAAAATGGAAGTTGAAACAAGAAATATAATACGGCAATTAAAAGCGGAATTTGAATTTCGTCATATAACTGGTCCAAACTATCGCCATATTTTTCATTTTTGTTATAACTATTAATTATATCTTCATTTTCATCTTCTTCTGAGATATAATCTTTGTTGGAAGCGGGAGGAATATAGTTTTGTTGAACTTGAGGATCTTGCATAATAGATTCTGTATTACGAGGAATATCCCTAGATGGCAATTGAGTTGCGCCAGTGGAACTAGCTTGTTGCAATCCGTTTACGATCTGCTGAATGGTAGTTTGGTCTAAAGAAACTCCACCTGGAATCCCAGATCCTGGTCCAGATCCTTGACCAATTTTTTCATTTGCAGACAATGAGATATTTCCACCAATACTTCCTCCACCCACAGGATCAGTTGGTAAATCCATTATACTTGTTGAATCAGAAGACATATAAATATTATAAAGAATAAACTTTTGAAAAAGTATCGCAAAAATAAACTACATTTCTACATTCTTTTTCTTAGAATCGCATTTTGTTGTAACTGATGTAAACTTATAACACTTTCCCTCATGTTTATAAATCTTATCTTCTACATCTTCTAATGGAGGCGCTTTCATTATTAAACAATTTTTCCCGTTGCAAACAGTTCTAAATAATGTTGCTAGTCCAAATCCCAATATAATGGACATAAGGTATTTACCGCTTTCTGTGTGAAAAAATTTACCCAAGTGCATTTATATATTGTAGGTAATATAATATATATAAACAAAGATATTAAGCTCTATTCGTCTGTTTTGCCGCTTTGAATAGGTATTGCTTTAATTTTTGAGGAGTCTGCTGGACAGTTTACCTGATTTACCTCATAAACAAAACAGTTATCAGCGTTGTCTTTATATTGAATTTTGCCGGTATTTTCAGGAGTAGGATAAACATAAATAGTTTTAAGTTCGGGTCCCCATATATAGACAAAGAAAAGGCCAATTGCTAAACTAATAATGAAGACGGGGATATTGATAAATTTCGTAAGCATCTTATATTAATCATATATTTTTTTTAACGGCTAAAATAATATGTTTCTCAACCTCGTCCAGCGGTTACTTTATAGGTTTTTCCAGTTTTCTCATTTGTAGCAATCAATTGTCCTCTAACTAGTTCTATTTTAAATCCCACTCGGTTGGCTTCGGTTGCGGTAATTGTTCCGTCGGGGAGTAAATTGGGGTGAATTGTAATTTTTGGACGAGGTGGTTCATCATTATCAGAATACGAGTCTTCCGATGAAACTTCTGATTTGTCATCATCTTCTGGTTCTTTTTGTTCTTCTTGTTCTTCTGGTTCTTCTTGAATTGTTAATTGAGTTTTCAATTTGAATTTTTCTGGTTCATGGTCATCATCTTTAGTCTTAGTTTTAATCTCGGGGATTGCTGAAGAAAATGCGGAATTCTTTGCAGTTTTTCTTTTTTCTTGTTCTACACCAATTTTAAAAGAAACAACCTTTTGCCCGTTTTCTGTCAAGTCCCATTCTAAATTCTCATTAGTAATCGGCATCTGAATCAAATGAAAGGTGTTGTCGTCTTCATTATATTCAACTCCATTATAAACATTTTTTTTTTTCATTATTTCATTTGCGCGAGGTTGCATAGTATTTGTGTATAATTCAATTGCATCTACTATGAGTTGAGTGTTTTGAGTGGAGTTGTATTGTTTAATCATTATTTTAAAATTGTCCAAGTCATTATAAAACTGTATTTGAAGCTTTTCTAGTTCGGTCTTTTTTTTCTCATTGTCCACAATGTTTAAATAGGTTTGCAGCGTAAATTCATATATTTTTGTAAATTCAGACACCTGTTCCTTTAATTTATCAAATTTTGCAACAGCTTCTTCTGGTGTAATATATCCAAAAAGTAAATCATTTTTATCAATAATAACATCACGTTTGTAATCGTTGAGGGATACTTCATCGTTGCGAAGATTGTCTTGTATATTTTGAACAAACCCCACATTTATATTTATGTTGAATGGACATGGGGTTTTTCTATCACCACATAGTGCAATTAAATGCCTACCATCTTCTTCAAGTTTAGTAGAAAATATAGAACCCACTGGACGTCTGCAGTTAATACATTTTGGCTTAATTTTCATAAATTCTACCCGCTTCTCCCTCCAACTCAATCCTTCCAATTTAATAATTTGAGTCTTCTCCTTTTTTGTGTTGCTATTATACTTGTCCTTATATCTATAATATTGGTCTAAAGTGTCAATAAATTTTCTTTTTTCTGCTTCTTTTTTCTCGTCTTCTACAGTTTTCATTGTAACATCTTGCATTTTATTCATTCTATATAGTTTATAACAATATATTTATTTGTTTATTTTTCTGTGAACAACGTCATATTCTGTTTCCCAGTGAGGCAATCCAGTAATCAATTCTTGATGCGCTTTCTTTTTAGCCTCTTGAAAATTTTGTATTTTTGACAAGATGTACTGTTTTTTTTGTCTATTTTTCATATCTTTTTCTACAGGAGTAAGTTTTCCTTTATATTTAAATAACAATATTGTCCCTAAAAGGACTAAAAACCCAACCCCTAAAGCAATATTAATTAAAAGATTATTGTATGTGTTTTTGAAAATTCTACATTGCTTTAAAGTTTCACTTAAAAAATATTTAACGCCAGGTTCTATTAAAGTAGGTTTAGTAAAATTATCAAAATTCATAGTAATAGTAATATGCTTATTATTTACTGTTATAAAAACAAAATAAATTATACACAATATCTATATGGATAGTTCTTTTTTTTCATTATTAATTTTTACAGTAATTACCCTTGTATATTATCTTTTATTAAAACCCAAACTAAATGCCAGTGCATTTGACGATCCAACTGGAGCGCAATATGCAGCTTATAGCAGCAGCAATAACACCGCTGTGTTGATATATTTCTTGTTTGTCGTTTTAACTCAAATGGGTGTAAATGCAAGCGTTATGGTGACAAAATGTGGCGGAAGTTTAATACAGAATATTGGTTCTGCATTTTTGATAACATTAATTCCTTGGATTTTTATTTTTGGTGGCGTAATAATGTCTTTAATCATGTTTCCTGGTTTTAAATCTGCTTTTTCTAATGTTATTGGTTACTTTGCTGTGTCAAATTCTGCAAATAATATTTTATCTGAGTTGCTTGTTAACACCGATTTAAACCAAACTATAAATGCTGCAAAAGATGCAGATCCATCAAAAATAGATAGCTTGAAGAGTGCTGCAGAAGCGATTATTAAATTGTGTGGAAATATGTCCATTTTAATAAATCAAATTGTTCCATCAAATTTTGTAGAATATTGGGCAATGTTACTTCCGTTAATGAAAGAACAATATCAAGCGGGTGCTCCTGAAATGAAACAAAAATTATTAGATGCGGTTGTTGTAAGAGATAATATAGGCGAAGCTTTGTGGTATATTTACGCGGCGGTTTTATTGATATCTATTACGCAATATAATATTATGAGCAAACCGTGCAATAAAGATTTGGTGACACTACAAGCGAGTCAAGACGAATACTTAAAAACAGAGAAAAAAATAAATGCTGATTCTGAAAAACAAAAATCAACCATATATACTCTGTAATAAAGTGTGTGTGTGTAAAAATGAATAACGTATAAATTATAATACAAGTTATGCATTGATCAGTGTGTCTAGAATAAAGAATGTCTAGATAAATAGTAGAGAACAAACAAGTAAGAGAGAATGCCTAAAACAATGGCTAAAAGCCATACTGGAAGAATTGTTTTATTGCGATATCCGATACCAAAGTCGCGAAGGCTTCCATCTTCTCTATATAAGAAACTGGGTTGTCCAAATTGAATTGTAATAAAAATAGCTAAAAATAAAAGAATGCTGACAAGTGTAACATTTTTTGCAATATAGCCTCTATACATTGAATTCATGATATATATATATTGTATAGTGATTATTCTATAAATAATTTAATAACCCTTTTTATTTAATTATTTAATTATTTAATTATGTGCAAGTAGTGCCTTTTTTTTAGTTAATTGGTTAGTTACTCTCGTTCCATCAAGTCATCCGAGTCTTGTTCCACGCCAAAATAGTCTTCTCCGGCATCATCTCCAGCAAACCATCCAATGTCATTTTCTTCTCTGTCAATGACTTCAACTGCTTCAGCGTCTTCCATGTAGTCTTCTAAATACTGGTCCAAATTTCCATCAGTAACATTCTTGCTCTTTCTTAAATTTGTCTCAACCTCTGCAATTTTTTCCATATATTCGCGCTCTTCGTCATAAGCTTCTTTTACATATGTAGTTAGACCCTTTTGTAGACCTTTACTCCAAACTCCCAATTTATTAATCTTTAAAATGGTATCCGCATCGCGCTCCTCATCCGTCATGGCTTGAAGTCTATCTGTAAAGGTATCTTTTTCTTTTTCTTTGCTTTTGAAAACGACCTCCATTATTTTATCGTAACTCAAATCAACAATGTCCTTGTGTTTTGACATGACTGTTAAATATGCCACCATTAATTTAGATATTCTAATTTTCATATCTTTAATGTTACCCAAAAGAAGTGTTGGTGTTGTTTTAGATGATAAATGCAGCTCATCTTCTTCCATATTTTCTATTGTTAATGCTATTTCTCTTTCGTCGACATCTTCAGGAGAATCCACAACAAGCATGTCCTTATCTTCAGCCAATCGTTTATAAACAAGCAACGACTGTAAAAAATAGTTCTCAAATAATAATTCACTAGTTCTTTTATCAAATACTGCATGTGTCTTATTTCCTTTGTAATTTATATCTGTCATATAAGGTGTATCCTGTGTCAACTCCAGCAATTTTTTAGTAATTTCAGAGGTCTTTCTTAGAATATTTTTGACAATTTTGTCATCATAAAAAGGTCTCAGGATTTTATAGTATTCTCCAATTACGTTTTTAATGTCGGAATTGTGTTTTTGTGACAAATTCCAGTATTTTGGTAAACTAACAGCATTTTGGAAATCAACTTTATTTATAATTGTAGACGGAAATACATCCAAAAACTGATGAATGTAATTTTTAACAAATTGTATATTGTTGTACACGCTTTCGTCAGATATAGAATTTTTAATAGCGTCCTCGGAAGAGCCACCCCATTTCATAATTGTATTCAACAAAACCTTTATATCAATTAAACTTCGTTTAGTTGCTCCACTATTTTTGCTTATAAACTCATAAATCTCATTATTCATATCAGAATTAACACGCGCCAAATAATTTTTTAAACCACGCATTTCTTCTGTGTCTTCGGTAACCGCTATATCAAATGTATCAATAGCATTTTCAATGTTTTGTCTTAAAGCCTTTGGAATAATTATATTGTCATCATCTTTTTCAATGTCTTCAAGAATATTGCGCATTTTTTGTATTTGGGTAACCGCGGGAGTATCAAGGTTTAAATTTACAATATTTTTTCTGTCAACATATTGCAACAAACGCAGCAAAGATTCATTGTTGTAATTTTTTCCATCTTGTTTAAGTTTTCTAATTTTTTCACTTATTGAATCAGATTTGGAGAAGTTTTCTGGTTTTCCTCCACAAATTGCGTCTAGTTCAGGAGTAATTGGAATAATTGAATTAAATCTACAATATGTAATAAATGCGCGATAAATTGTTTCATCATTATATTGATCACTTAGTGGTGCGTAAATATTTTTAGAATTCTCTCTACAGAAAAACATTGGTGCTTTTGTTACAGCGTCAATGTCCTCAATTATATTAGTTAAATCCTTGACAATCTTATTATAAACCAAAATCTCAGGCTCTTCTTCAATAAAATATTTAATTGTACTGATTCCACCACGTTCGCTGCAGCATGCATTTTCCAAGAATGGTTCTTTTGCAGAATTTGTCAACAACAACTTCTTTCTATCTACTACTTTTTGAATACAACTTTGAAGAGCAAGAGAGAAAAATATGATTTTAGATTTTATGATTAGAATTTTTTCTCGTTGACATGTCGCTCCAGTCTTAAAATTCCTTAAGCATTCCTTTTTGAAATCCTCTGAAATATTTGTAATCGGTTTAAGTTTAAATGGCGTCAATGGTGGCAAAAACTGCGTCCATTTATTTAATGCATATTCTGATGGAATACTATCCTCCGGATTGGACAACAAGTATTCTAATTTATCCTTAAATTTTTGCATAACATCGGTGTTGCTTATATAGTAGGCGTCAATGAATGCTTTTATTTTTTCGGATATAACCAGTTCCTTCATTCGCATGAGCGATGACCAAGGGTAAGTTTCATTTCTCAATTTATAAGCAACACATGACAAATATTGAAGGGAAGATAAATCACCGGACCCTTCAAATGGATAGCCAATAAATGAGCGTACACATCCTGGAAATGTTTTTCGCGTTTTAATTGATGGTATTGCCGTTTGAACGCCAATTAAATATGCTCCAAGCGTCAAATACAATATAGTACTGTTATATACCGCGATATATGGTGGGAGCTTTTTACCCTTTTTTGCGGCCTCTTCTGCTCGCGTTTTATGATCATTTTCAGAAATTAGAGCACCGCTTTGAGTCATTTCTGACGCAATTTTAATAATAAACTCCTTTTGGTCTTCTATAAAAATACCCATTTGTTCAGCTAGAGCATTTACAATATTTGACATCATTTTTGTCTCAGGGGTCGTGTATTTTTTTACGACAGGGATTCCAGATGCGCCAAGAATCGCGTCGCCCAAATCTTGTTCCATGACTTCTCTTGTTTTAACTTTGTAACCCGCTTCATAACCTTCATCTATATCTGGGTCAATTGCGCGAATAATATAACCGCTATACTCATCAACCCAAGAATCTCCGTCATCACTTTTTTTACCACAATCTTTAATTATTTCATCAATGACCCTCAAATAATTGTTTGGGTTTTCTGTCAAACAAACAGCTAATTTATACATAAAAGAAGGAAGCAATTTTACACCAGTTTTAATGCAATATCTCCAATGCAGGCCGTCTTCTGTAGTAGATTCTTCTGAATTAGGTTCCCTTGTAAAACGAATGGCAAACCTTATAATGTAATTATTTTTATTTGTCGCATTTGGTTGTCCCAGGACAAGGTCTCTAAGTTTTGCATAAGGAGACGTAACAATATCTTTTTCAAAATCTTCATTGCCAACACCAAGTTTAAATTGCTCTGCGTTATATTTGAAATTTCGCATGTAGTGTATGTTTTTAAGTTTTTCTATTATGCTTGCATCATATTGATAATTTTTGCTCAATAATTCTATTAGCTTCTCTTTAGACATATCATACTTTTTGTCAAATTGATTAATAATTTCTTTTAATGCGTTTTCAGTAACGTGTCTTTTATTTAAATCTTGCGTTTCGCAAATAGCTTTGTATTTTTTATCAACTTCAACGCAGTCTTTTTGAAAATCACACAATAAAGATTGATTTGATGTTACATTTTTTTCATCAATCGTATTATCAGGTTGCCATCTATTATGAGTACGTTTGAAATAAAGAAGTTTGTCTTGAGCCAGATCATACATAATTGCAAAATCCCCGTCAACAACACGTTTCATTCCGGTAATTAATGTTTCGGCCATATATGGTGCGTCATCTGGTCTAATTTTATTCTTGCTGGTTAGTTTTTGAATAAGAAGTTCATTGAATGCAGAAGGTTCCATTGATATTTGTTCTTTTTGATAATCGTCTAATATGCCATACATGGTGTCGTCATATTTTTTATCAAAATATGTTAATTTATCATTGTCTGCAGCAACTTCTTCTAGGTTTTTATACTGTTTTGCTATAACAATATTTATACATTTTTTACTTGTGTTATCATTTTCCTCTTCTTTAATAGCTTCATCAAGTTTATTTTTTTCTTTTTCAATATTTTCAATAATAAAACTAATATTTTCAGGCATCATGGTTCCAATATTTTCCAAAGCGATTGCGTTATTATAAATATTTGAATAATCTGTTGTAATCATTTTCCACAACAATTCCGAACTTGTTAAACGAGATTCGCTTGATTCATAATCGTAATTTTGCAAAACTTCATTTTTATATTTTGACTCATTTAATAATGTAGTAATATTTCTGTCGTTTTGTTTAAGGCCAATATTCATTGCCTTTTTTTTTATTACAGAAAATTCCCTTTCTTTTTCTTTAAAAGATTTATAATATTCTGAAATTTTTTCTTGTAAAAACAGATTCATCTCTTTGTATTGCATAAATGTCAAATCGTTTGTATAAACTAGAAATGGTTCCAAATATCCAACAATATCATGGAGAGAAAGTTTTCCGTGAATGTATTTTTTCATTAAACTGAATAATACGCGAGTTTTTGGTACAACTTTTTGTATAAATTTTTTATATATTTCAGCGTTTGTCATTTTTTTGCTCGTTTCATTTTTTGCCAAAACATAATTTTTAATACCATTAACAAAGTTTCTCTCTAGTCTGTCAGAATTATCTCTGTCTTCTTCGTCAAACTCCAAATTACTTATGGTTATCTTGTTTACACGAGACGTATCGTTTAACATTTGCCAATAATTAATAAATGTGTTGTTTAAATTTGCCTTTTCGTATATACTTGTCGCTGGAAGGTTAATGTGAGAAAATCTAACAGTAGGTTCAGGAAGAGTAATTATAGATTTCAATTCTAGAACATCGGGTTGTGTAATATTAACTCTGTGAGAAATCATTTTTTTACCAGTTATTTGGGTTGCATCTAATCTACTAACACCCAAGTTATAACGCTGCATAACGAATTTTTTGCTTTTAACAATGTCATTTTGAATAATTGATGAGCTAAAATCATCTAAATTATCAATGATCGCGTTCAAATCAGTTGCAATTGAAATATTGTTAATCACATCAAAAGTTGTCTCTGCATTTGTTTCATTAAATGGTGTTAAATACGGATTTAATTCTGAAATAAGATTGAAATATTTGTTTTGTTCAGATGGCGAATCGTTTGATTTATAACGATCAAAAATATTTTTCATTTCTGCTACATTTTCATCAATAGACAAGGGAACAATATCAACTATTTCTTCTGAATCTTCTTTTGAGCTAATATTGTAAACTTTTTTTACATTTTTTGCAACAGGAAGCAACCAGTATAACAGCGTTTTAAATGACAATAGATTTGTGACCAAGGGTTTCCAGTTAACCGTTTTAACAATTGGTCCTACAACATTTCCATTTTCATCTAAATTGGAAAATTCAACGCGCAATTGTTTAAATCTTTCAATCATTGTGTGAATATTGTTTAAAACCCCAGAGGTTCTCTGAGTATTGGGAATGTTAGACAGCAGTTCGTTTAATAAATCGTCGGTTTGAGAATAAATGTTGTATCGTTGTTGACTTTCTTCAACATCAACCATCTGCGTAATTGCTGCCAATTCTTGTCCAATCTTAATTTCATCAGCTCTGACAAAAAATTCGCGAATTGTGTCTTTAATATCCTTTGCTGGTAAATTATATACGGCTTCTTTATTTTCCATAACAGTATCTTCGTCAAAGTCTTGAATGGGTTCGTCGGTTTCTTCTATCAATTTTGGCTGTTCTGCCTCAGCTTCGCGAATCTTTTCGGGTTTTTCTCTAATCGTAATTGTTTCAATAGGTAAATCTTGAGGCAAACCTTTGTATCCAAAGTTTATATATAAAGTATCACCTTCAGGATAGGATTTAATTTCAATCATATCTTCTTCCAAATTAGTAATTTCGCCAGTAATAATTACAGGAGCGTCGCCTCCAAACAGAATGTCAACCCATGTTCCAGGTACTATATTATTTTGGCGAGCATATCCATTGTTTTCATTTCTGTCAATTAGAATAATAGCCGTAACAGAACCATCTCCCAATATTCCGTCACTGCTAATTTTTAATTTTATATTCGTCAAATCGTCTACATTTACCAAGTTAATAGATTTTTTGTCTATGTACTCAATAATAAATGTGTTATTATTTAAAATTTTATTTGACGGCGCTTCAAAACGAATAACATCTGATAATTGTAGGTCTATTGATTGTTTTTCTTCGGGTATCGGTGTAGATGGTTTTTCATTTTCTTCTACAGTTTGCGACGATGACATATTGTTCCTATATTTATAGTAGAAATTTTTATCATTATGGCAACCGAAATCAAAAAACAAAATTAATATTGGTTTAAAGATATATTGCAATATATTGTATTGCAACATGTCTACAGCAATTTATAAGTTGGGTAATATTCCAGGGTTTAAAAATATGCTACTAAATGAATCAACAATAGATTCTTCTAATGTTACAAAATTTAATAGGGTTTCATATGTTACTAAAAATAACAATCAGTATAGTATTATTCGTTATGACAAGGAAATGTTGGCACTTGATTTAATTCCAACGGTGGGTCTTTTGAGGTCTATAGTTGTTGACGCTGCAAATCATGTTGTCAGTTTTTCTCCTCCTAAATCATTGCCGCATAGCACTTTTATTGGAAACAATCCGGAAAGAAATGATGATATTGTTGCCGAGGAATTTGTAGAGGGAACTATGATTAACGTGTTTTGGGATAAGACTTCTGGTCTCTCTGGATCGTGGGAATTTGCAACTCGCAATACAGTTGGTGGAGATGTTAGCTTTTATAAGAAAAATGCCAAGACTTTTCGTGCCATGTTTTTGGAAGCAGCGCAAAACAGTGACTTTAATTTGAATGTGTTAAACCCAATATACTGTTACAGTTTTGTTTTGCAGCATCCAGATAATCGCATCGTAGTTCCATTCAAGGATACGCAATTATATTTGGTTGAAGTATATGAGATTATAAATACTGCCGATGGAACAGTAAATGTATTATCTCACGATTTAAGCGTTGTTAAAAACTATGATGGATGGTCCAACGTCTCCATTCGTTTTCCTCAAGTTTATGATAATTGGTCAACATATGATGAGTTGAAAAATGAATATGCTAGCATGAACACACCATACAACACGGTTGGAGTTGTTATTAAAAATAAGAAAACTCTAGAACGATGTAAGTTGAGAAACCCAGTTTATGAATATGTTAGACATTTGCGCGGAAACCAGCCAAAGAATCAATATCAATATTTGACATTGAGGAAAGAGGGAAAGGTTGGAGACTTTTTAATGTATTATCCTGAGAATAAAAAGGATTTTTCTTATTTCCGAGACAAGATGCACGAATTTACATATTCTCTGTATCAAAATTACATTAGTTGTTATATTAAAAAAGAAAAACCTTTGAAGGAATTTCCAGACCATTTTAGAACGCACATGTTTCATTTACATAAGATGTTTGTAGATGAGTTGAAGCCAAATAATAAATATGTAAATAATACAGTTGTAATCAAATATGTAAATAATTTGCATCCATCGTTGCAAATGTATTCAATGAACGCGTGTTTAAGGAGAAGGCGTCTAGATTTTGTCAAGGTGGATTCAACGAGTGATTGAAATGGTTCATTGAAAAAATTTTCAATTTTTTCACAACATTTCTTATCCCAACCTCAATTCTATTACTAAAATGCCAACAATAACTAGGTTTCCTCCAGAACCAAATGGATATCTTCACATTGGTCATTGTAAATCATTGTTGATAAATTACGGTGAAGGGAATTTGTGTCATTTAAGATTAGATGACACAAATCCATCAACTGAACGCGAACTTTTTGTAAACGAAATAATGTGTGATATGACGTGGCTTGGGTATGACCACGGAGTCATTACCTATACGTCAGACTACTTTGATAAATTATTTGAATTTGCTTGCGTTTTGATAAAAAATGGACACGCGTATGTTGACTTTTCCTCGCCAGATGTAATTAAAGATGAAAGACATCGCGGAATTGAAAATGTTTACAGAAGTATGCCTCCGGACATTCATTTGATGGAGTTTGAAAACATGAAGAACAAAAAATATGCTCCAAGTGAAGCGGTTCTTCGTCTAAAAATAGACATGTCCAACAACAATCACACGTTAAGAGATCCAATTGCTTATAGAATAAATTATTCTCCGCATTTTAAAACCGGCGAAAAATGGTGCATATATCCATCTTACGATTATAGCCATGGGATCGTAGACGCGCTTGAAAATGTAACCACTTCATATTGCACAGACGAATTCTACATTCGTCGTGATTTATATTATTGGTCTGCAAACACGCTAAATAGTTTAGGATGCGCATTATCTCCCGCAAATGTCCACGAGTTTGGAAAACTTACGGTTGAGAACAACACACTGTCTAAAAGAAATATTAAAAAATTAATTGATGACGGTTTGGTGTCTGGTTACGACGACCCATCTTTGCTTACTGTGCGAGGAATGCGTGCCAGAGGATACACGCCTGAAATTATTAAAGCTATTGCAAGTTGTTCAGGTCTTGGTAAGGTTAAAACTGTTGTCTCTATGAAACTAGTACATCATTTGTTGATTACCAATTACAATCCCAGTGCAATTAGATGTTTTGCGGTTATAAACCCTATCAAATGTATAATTACAAACTTGGAAGAAGAAAAAATTTGCAATCATCCACACATTCCAAATAAACCCGAGTTTTGTCACACCACAGCAATAAGCAAAGAAATCTATATAGAAAATGACGACTTTAAACTGGAACACGACGATGACTACTATCGTTTATCGCCAATAAATAAAATGGTTCGGTTGAAGTTCTACGACATTGTGAAATATGAAGACATTGTAGACAATGTTGTTCATGTATCTGCGTGTAATTTGAAAAAAGATAAATCCGTTAAAGCAACTATTCATTGGCTCCCTGTAAATTATGCCGTTCCAGCAAAATTTGTATTCATAGATAATGAAAACCCACTTATAAAAAACATTCACAATGGATTTGTTGAAAGCTATGTGTTGGAATGTGGCAATGATGTTGTCTTTGAATTTGAACGAATTGGGTATTTTAAGTTATTGCATAAAGACGAAACTGGTGTTCCACACTATTTGTGTATTGTATATTTGAAATAAGTATTAAAAATATATAAATTACTGTAAAAACTTTATATATTGTATTTTTTACATCTTTTCTCAGTTCAAATGCTCCTTCTAATATATTTTTTTTTATACATTTTTCCTTGTGAACCACATTTATTTTCAATTTCTCTTGCTACAGAACAATAGTGATATTCAACTTTATTTTCCATAATATTGCCATTAACTAAAGCGTAACGGTTATATTCTTCAATTGGAAATAGTATACATCTACCATATTTACCAGTATCGTTATCTGTAATAAAATATTTACAATTTATACATAATTTTTGTTTAATTTCTTTGAAACAAAAAATTGGGAAGAATAATATACTTAATATAGTAAAAATAAATTTCATTTTTTTATTACAAACGTGAAATATATTTAAGTTAAATTGTAATACATAGTTTAATTGAGAAAAAGCGTAAATGAAAAAATTTATAAAGAATTTATTTATTTGGCATCACCTTTGACAAAGGTGGTTAAAATTTGTCTTGAATCTTCTTGTAAACAGAAATTGCATCTGCAATGCACTCCTTTAGGTTCTGTTTAATTGCCATCTTTTCTAGTTCCTCCTTGTATGCAATCCGAACAATGCTGTCAAGGTCATGTGGGTGCATTTTCTTGAAACCACAATAAGAGAGTGATTTTGTCCCCTCATAAAACTTGGAATACAAGAAATATTCAAGAACCTTGCCAATTGTGTAATCTTCATTTACAAGAATAACATCGTAAGAGTTTGACATTGTGTTATCAGAAGGAGTAATCTTAAGCTCGTCGGTGTCAATTGCCGTATTTAATTCGTCCAATTTTTCAACCAATATGTCGCAAGCCTTTCTAACAATTTCTTGATTTGTAAATATTCCAATTGTTTGAATTGCGAAGTCAAAACTATCTCGTTTCACAACACGCTGACCATCAAGCAAAGCCCAATTCTTGGTTTCAAATACAATTTCGTCTTTAGTCATACCCCTATCCTTCCATTCTTGGTTCTTTTTGGCGAGTTCTTTCTCAATTGCCTCGTCATCTTGTGTGAAACCATAAGTGCAATTAGAAACAACGTTAAACGTGCTATCTTGTTTGGCGGTTCCAATAGAGAATTCACAAGTAAGATGCAATTTTTCTCCGTGAATCTCATCAGAAATCTTGGGTCTAAGTCTGGCAAAATCAATATAATACCCAGTCAAATTATTTGACGGAAAGATTTTATGTTGATCCGCTTCAGTCAAGTATTGATTATTTGTAACATTCTTGATTTTGAAATGTTCAGTAGTTACAAACATAACGGTGTCTGTAAGATTCTCAACATTTACTTCTACAAAATAATTCTGAATGGGCATTTTTAAATCACTGATGTGGATTGGGATGCAACTTAGTCGTTGTTTAAGAATCTCATTGTTCAATCGTGAAGTGTTTGCAAGAATATTGCACTTATTTTCTTCGTGTGGGGTTGTTCTAAATACAACTGATGGAATGTCAGATAAAATTGTTCTACGAAGACCATTTGCTACACTGACATTTACATCTCTTAGAGTAAAGCTCAAAACATTACCATCTTCTGTTGATTTTTCAATTCGCGGGTTCATTTTATCTATATTAAACAAATAATATTTAATATAGTTAATCAATTTTTTATTTAATGAGTTAAAATAATATTTCAATAACCTTAATATAGATTAATGAGCTCAATTCTCTATTACAGCAATTTTTGCGAGCATTCAAAAAAGCTTTTGCAGGTTCTTTCAAAGAGCCAAGTAAGTAAAGATTTGCATTTTATTTGCATTGATAAAAGAACTAAAGGCTCTGACAATAAAATTTATATAGTTTTAGAAAGCGGACAAAAGATCGTTATGCCAGAAAATGTAACCAATGTTCCTGCATTATTGTTGTTAAATCAAAACTATACAGTTCTTTACGGAGACGCAATATATAACCATTTGAAACCGAAACAAGAGGTTATTACGCGCCAAGCGACAAGTAATAATATGGAACCTATGGCATTTTCTTTAGGAGGAGGTTGTGTTGTATCAGATCAATTCAGTTTTTTAGACATGGATTCTGAAGAATTAAACACAAAAGGTAACGGTGGAATGAGACAAATGCACAATTATGTGCCATTAAATTACAGTGATGCAATAAGCACACCAACAGACGAACACGATTATAAAGAGGGAAGAAGCAGTGGAAATCAAGAAATGACGATTGAGAAATTACAACAAATGCGGGAGCAAGAACTATCTAGTTTGTCTATAAAAAAGTAAAAATTATCTTTGGAAAATAACTTAAAAACTATAAAGTAATAAATTACAGATATAAAGAAATGGCAACGCAATCGTCAACAATATTAACAGCATTTAACGACCATTTTATTGAATTTGTAAATGACATTATAAGCATTTTTCCTGACGACGCTGATATTTTAACTGCTAAAAACTCATTTACATTAATTAGAAAGGTCAATCCCAAAATGATTATTAAGATATGGCATAAATATGTTGTCGAGAAATATGAAGATGTAATTGACTCTGGAGACATTAGTTTTTTTATTACTAAGGACTACAACGACGATTTAACAAATGCTGAAAATTCTGAAAAAATTACCGAAGCCATTGATAGATTAAGAAGTCCTGTAAAGTTAATGACACCAGAAGACCAACAGAAGGTTATGAAATATATTCAAAACTTGAAAAAGCTATCAACAGTATATCAAAATTTAGGTTAGAACAACGAATCTAATTTTATTAAAATTTACAAATTTGAATATTTATATTATCTTTAGTTTGATTTAAAAAAATAAATTTATATCAAACATATAAATAATGAACGAAGAGAAGAGAGAAATTCCAGACGAGTTTACCAAAATTATGAAAGATTTTGTATCAGACATTTCAATTACATTCCCAGAATATCAAGCAATCATTGACAAGTGGTGGAAGCCTAAAACATTTGATGACATTAACAGCGAGGAAGAAAAAAGCCAAGCGGTTTTTAAAGATGCTCAAGAAAAGATTCGTTCTCTTTTTAATCATTGCCTAAATGTATATCCTGAACGTTTCTTTGATATATTGTACCAAAAGGTGGAGATATTTGACAATGAATCTTCTGTAAATACTGATTTTTTGCCCGGCATGAGTTTCAAATACTTGTGGCAATGTGACATTAGTGATAAAACTAGAGAGACTATTTGGAAATATCTGCAAATGGTATTAATTTGTATTATTGGAAGTGTTGATAATAAAGAAGCCTTTGGAGATACTTCAAAATTATTTGAAGCCATTAATGAAGATGAATTTAAGGAAAAGTTGGAAAAGACATTGGAAGGAATGCAAGGTCTTTTTGAAAATATGGGTAAGAGATCTGAAGAAGGAGAAGGAGAAAAAAATGAATGCGGTAAGCCAGGTGTGAATTTACCTTCTGCTGATGACATTCATGAACATATTAACGGAATGATGGGGGGGAAATTAGGTGACCTTGCGAGAGAAATTGCCGAAGAAACAACTCAAAATTTGAATATAGACATGGAGGGCGTTACTGACGCTAAGGATGTATTCCAAAAGTTGTTCAGTAATCCTGGAAAATTGATGAGCATGGTTAAGAATGTAAGTGATAAATTGGACCAGAAAATGCGTTCAGGAGACATTAACAAGAACGAGTTAATGACTGAAGCTAGTGAAATGTTAAATAAAATGAAAAATATGCCAGGAATGCCAAACATCCAAGAATTGTTGGGTAAAATGGGCATGGCTGGAGCCGGAGGAGGGATGCCAGATATGGCTGACTTGGCTGGTCTTGCTGGAATGGCTGGTTTAGGTCGTAACGCAAAGTTGGATACAAATGCCATGCAACAAAAAATGGATAAGATGACAAAGCAACAGGCAATGAAAGAAAGAATGAGAAAAAATATGGAAGCCAAACAAATTGCCAAGTTGACTGCCGAGGCTAGCGCTGCAACAAGTCAAGCTCAAAGACCTTCTATTACAGACGAAGAGTTGTTTGCAATTTTCTCAACTGGCGAGACTGTAGAGAGAACTCCGCGCGGAGCCAAACCTAGCGGCGATAATATGACTAAGAAAAAAAAGAAGAATGCTGGAAAATAAAAATATAGAATATTTTTACCTTGTAGAAAAAAAGATGATCCTCTATTTGTAATAAAGGGTAAAATATAACTCTAATTTTCCATAGTTCACAAGTTTACGAAATCTTCAGATACGCAAAGAAATATTTTGTTATTTATCGTTTTTTTGTTAAAAAATTGTGAAACATAATATACAGAGCTACAAATAAACCGGTAAAACCTTCTACATAATTTTGAAGAATGTTCATGCGAATAAAGTAAAGGTCTCTTCCAATTGGATTCAACGCTTCAACATAATAAAATCTAATAGCGGTTAAAACTCTACCAACAAAAAACAATAAAAGTGGTATGAAAAAATAAATATTTCTGTCAGCCAATATTATAGTAAACAAAAACAAATACAATAAACCTTTTAATAAAGGACCTAAACCTCTAAAATCAGGATTTCCGCGACCGTCTTCAAAAATTCCTGTATAGTATTTACCATGCTTTTTTTTTTCCTCATTTAAACTGGCGTGGTCTCTTTGAAGATGTTCGTTTATTTTATCCATTTTATATACTATAATAATACTATATAAAAATATAACGACTGCCATTTTACTTCTTTTTAAAAAAAATGAATAAAATAGTAATACCAGACAAAAGTGCACCAACAAGATTATCGTTAGCCGTTTGGATAAGAAATTGCGAGTCTTCACCACTTGCAGCTAAAGTGTTAACATAAAAAAAACGAATAGCGTTTAATATACATCCTATAAAATAAAATAGCAATGCGTATATAGTGTATTTGTAGTTTTTAACTATAGCGTAATACACTGCACCGGACAATAATAGATATTTTGTTATTAATGGTATGAGTCCAAAATTAGGATTTCCTCTAGCCGTTGCAAATGGTCCAGTGTAAAATGTCCCACTCGCAATCTTATACGCTTTTATTTTTTCAAAATCTTTATCAAATTCGTCGCGGTCTATTTTATTTTTATCAGCTAAGTTCATATATATATATAATTATACTAAAAAATACTAATAAATATAGTAAAAATAATATAATCGTCAAGAGACAAATCATATTATTTTGCACAAAAAATTACAAAAATTGTGTTTACAACTTCTTAGTCCAGGTGTATGATAATAAATATAATCCAACAAACGCATATATACCACCCTCAACTGCCTCTTCAACAACATTCATATCAATAAAAAATTCATCGGTTCCATTTTTTATCATTGTGTTGACATAATAAAAGCGAATAGCATTTAATACTTTTCCAATCGCCCCTATAAGTAATATGTAACCAGAGTAAAATATGTTTCTTGATAAAATAATGAATAAAATGTAGATATAAAACAGCCCTTTTAGCATTGGACCTAATCCTTTAAAATCTGGATTTCCATCTTTATCTGCGAACCAACCCCTGTAAACCTTTCTCTTCTCGTCTTTTAAAACATTTTCAATATTATCCATCTATATATTAGTATTCCAAAAAAAATTATTTTTTCATAAATAAAATATATAATAGTGCAATAAGGCACGCTATAGCGTTAAATACGTTCTGATAAACATTGTACTTCAAAAAATCGGCATCAGACCGTCCTTCGCTAAAAGGATTCACATAATAGAAACGAATTCCATTAATTATTGATCCCACCGCAAAAAACATAATAAAGTATGTAGCATACTTGTATTTTTGAGTTAACAATAAATATAGTCCAAACAATGGAACAATTCCTTCTAAAATATATCCATAATATCTTACATTGGGGTTTCCATAGCCGTCGTCTAGAATTCCGCGATAAATTTTTCTATTTGTTTTTGTTAATCTCACCTGAGCAGTTTCAGTTGGTTGATAGTATGGATCATTTTTATCAACATCTGTGGTATTCATTATATATTACAACAATAAATAAATTTTTATTTTTCTTTCTAAAAAGATAAAAAGAAAAATTAAGTAACCCTATATATATAATGACAACGACATTTTGGTCAAATGATCCAACAATTCTATTTAATAAAGAATATGTTTTACAAATGTGGCCGTCATCAATTATGACATACGAAGAGAAGTTAAACGCAATTACTCGGCTAGTAATTATAATGACACTTTTAGGATATATTGCGACGATGTCAAGAAACATGATTTTTATTGGGTTCACTACAATTTTACTAATTTTTGCATTATATAAGTTGAGAAGGCAAAAAGTTACAAGAGATATCTTAAACGAATCTAAAGAAGGATTTAGTGGAATTGATGTTAAAAACCAAGAAGCCAAAATTATTACACCCGATACATTACAAACTTATTTGAAGTCCGACTTTACACAAGTAGATAAAAAAAATCCACTTGGAAACGTCTTGCTAACTGAAATTATGGACAACCCAACTAGAAAGTCGGCGCCGCCATCCTTTAACACGGAGGTTTATGAAGATATTAATGTATCCACAAAAAAGATGGTTCAAAGCTTAAACCCTGGAATTAAGAATACAAATAAACAATTGTACGGAGATTTAGGCGAACAATTTGAATTTGATCAATCACAATGGTCTTTTTATTCAACACCCAATACAAAGATTCCCAACGATCAGGGCGCATTTGCCAATTACTTATACGGCGATATGCCAAGTTGCCGCGACGGAGATGCTTTTGCATGCATACAAGACAATATTAGATACAATTTGTATTAATATAACTTGTTTTAGTGAATATTTTATATTACATAAATTTTATAGCGCGACGAATATAAACAAATAATACTTTTCTTTAGTAAAAAAATAAAAGTATTATATATAAATGGCATTTGTCACCGATTATACCTTTGATAACATGAGCAGAATTGGAAATGATACGTGTTTTCAAGACCAGGAAACGCTTCAAAACATTAGCTCGTGCAATTACTTGTTGCAGAACTATTTTGCAAACGATTGCACTATGACAAAACCCATTGCTTTAGCCACTTCCCAACCTTGTGTTTTTTACAATGGACCTAGCCCAGTTGGCTCTGGTGGATGTGTTGTTGATGACAGCTCCAAATTATTATTGGGTAGCATTCAAACTCATCCCAAGTGCAGAATTGATTTATTTCAGCGGCCTTTTGCCACGGTCCCATATTTAGGTCGCGGTTCAGTTGACCCTATATTGGAGGCACAAATTCAACAAGGTGAGCTTTTGACAAACAAACGCAGCGTTAATAAGCTTGCTGAAAAGAGTTACATTAAATACCAAAGCACACCTTTGTTGCCAAGCGTTCAAGACCGAGTCACAAATCCTGCTTATTGCGTTGAGGGTGTTGCGTCTGAGGGATGGATTCGCGGAGGAGTACCTTCTCGCGAATTAACCAGAGATCGCGATTTTTATGCGAATCACACTTCTAGTCAATATGTGTAAAAACCATATAAACTTACCTTTATATAAAATACTATATGTACAATTCTCAATTTATTTCTACATATAGTTACTACGACCCTGAATTGAGAAACAAATTTCATTCGGAAGAAAACATTAATTTGGATGATGTTAAAAATTTTGAAGAACTGTGTGATGTAATATATCAGGCCGATTTATTAAGAGCTTTTGGGTTTACTGTAGAAGATTTAGAGACTGAAATAAACTTAAACACAGAACTAATGCACGAACTATACAATCAATTTAATATCCATCCAACTTTTGCAGAATGCATAGAAAAAGCAAAAAATAAACACGTGTGCGAAGATTTAGAAACTGGATTTGTTGTATTATTTTCTTATGATTACTTCTTTTTAACGCATAAATGTATTTGTGAATATTTGACAACTGAAAATATTTCAGACGCAACTGTTGGTAATCTTAAGAAAGCACTGGATCAAAACTTATCATAATAAAGAGTAAGGGTGTAAAAAAAAATTCTATTAGTTATATATAATATGGCATCTACGAGAAACATAAATACCGTTGGAAATTATAATTTAGAGCAAAGACAATTCAAACATTCAGAAACGTATACATTGTATCCTAATTCGCAATATGGAGCGGCGTATGATACAAAACTTCCTGGAAATGGTGTAAATCCGGGTCAAGTACCATGGAATCAATTGTCAACTAACGCACCCGACATAGAGTCATTTTTATTTGGAATTAATTCAACAAATTTAGTTAATCCTGCCGGCCCTTTACGCCCAGAATTGAAAACTTTGGGAACGGCAAATTTCTTTGAAAAAACACCGACATTAATGCCAGAACCACTTGCTGTTGAAAAAAAACAGCGTCCTTTTCCAACCCCCAATTAAATTATTTGGGAATTTTTGCAATTTATTATAATAAGTTAATAAATTTATATTTATTAACTTATTATAATAAAATACATTAATGTCAACGCATACCAGTTATTTAGAAGCTAGACGATGTTGCAATCTTAAAAAAGAAGTTGAAATAGTTAGAGGGCCCCAAGGAATTCAAGGGCCTACCGGCGCTACTGGAGCCACTGGGGCTAGTGGAGCTACTGGACCACAGGGGGTACCCGGAACATCAACAAACACAGGAGCAACTGGTTCCGTAGGTATAACTGGAGCTACTGGAGCAACCGGAAGAACAGGAGCAACAGGTCCCCAAGGAGTTGCTTCAAACACTGGAGCAACTGGAGCAACTGGAGCAACTGGAACTACAGGCTTAACTGGAGCACAGGGAACTGTAGGTGACCAGGGAACTGTAGGTGCTACGGGTGCTACGGGTGCAACGGGTGCAGGCACGACTGGAGCAACTGGTGCAACTGGAACGACGGGTGCTACTGGTGCAGGCG